AATTTAACGCCAAGACCTTCTTGCTGTTTTTCTGCCATTTTTAAAGCAGCACCAAGTTCTTTTGTTGATTTAATGGCATTTGAAATTCCCCCACCTTCTGCTGTTTCTCTAATTAAGATAGCAGCTACCTGAGATGCTCTAATACCAAAAAATTCTTGAGCTTTTGCCATATCTACAGTATTACGTTCAAAATCCCAAACTAATGGGGCAAGATTTTTTAATGCTTGTTCATATCCTACCATGCCCGGATTAATTTGATCTAATGACATTCCAACTCTATTTAAAGCATTTTGTAAATCACTATTAGGAGCAATCATACCTAATAAAGTTTTTCTTAAAGCAGTACCCATCGTAGATGCTCGAATACCATTATCGGCAAGTACCATTAATGTACCAGATACTTCCTCAATTGAAAGTCCTGCTTGAGATCCGGCAGCACCTACATATCCAAAAGCAGTTTTTAATCCATCTACTGATAATTTAGATTTAGTAATAGCATTGGCAAAAGTATCTGTTATTTGCCCCGTTTGTACAACTTCCAAACCAAATGCACGAACTGCTGTTATAACTAAATTAGCAACAGAATTGAAATCTTCTAAAGCCCCAGTCGCAAGATTAGATACTCCTTGAATTATTTGTAAAGCTTCCCCGGCTGTAAAACCTGCTTTACCTATTGTTTGCATACCTTCTGCAACTTCGTTTGCGGAAAACTTGGTATCAGCTGCAATTTGCTTAATGGTATCCCCCATTACTTTAGCTTCTATAGCCGTAGCTCCGGCAATAGCTTGTAAACTTTTTAAGGCTTGATCAAAATCTATAATAGTTGTAATAGCAGCTTGGATACTTTGAATAACAGTTGTTAAAACAAATGCTGCGGCTATAAAAGCCCCAAATTGTTTTATCCTACGCCCTACTTCAGAAAGTACTTCTTTAAATTTATTAGTTAATTCAGTTTGTTTTTTTAAATTTTCAGTATATTTTTGGGCTTCTCTATCATGATAACTATAACTTGCAGCAACTTCCTTTCTTTTTGCATTTAATTTATCTTGAGCAATTAATTCTTTTTCTATTGCAGCAATATCTGCTCTTCTTCTTTCAGTATTTTTTTTAATTTCATTTTGTTCGGCTTTATATAAAGCCATATTATCTTTTTTAGCTTGTGCCCATTTTAATTCTTGGATATGTGCTTTAGCCATTAAATCTGCTTCTTTCATTCTTGCTGCATTAAGATCTTCTACAGTTGCTCTTTGTTCTTTTAATCTTGATGATAATTTTCCAGCAGAAGCCCCAAGTCTTTTAAATCCTTCTATATCTAATTTACCAGCTTGGTAAGCTTTTATCATTTCTTTTTCTAAAGTTTTAAAATCAGCAGAAAGAATTTTTAATCCTAAAGTATCTGTACCTATTTCTTTTATTGCTCTATTTAATTTATTTATATCTCCCATTAAAAGAGCATATCCACGAGCAGCTTGTTCTGTGGCTGTTTTTGTTTTTTTAGCAGATTGTTCGCTGGCTGTCCCTAATTTATTTAAAACATCAGAAGCACGACTTACAATTTTTTCAAGTTTTTCAGAAGATTGGGCAAGTTTGTCCGCAGCAGTAGATAACGCAGTCAGCTTTCCTGCTGAATTTTGATCAGTCACATTTACTTGTATTCCTAACTGCGCTAAATCTGCCATTTATTTGCCTTTCTTTTTCTTTTTATTACTATCTGAGATATATTTTAAATAGGCTCTATCTATTTCATATATTATCTCAACTTCTACCGGCCTTATTTGTACTTGAAGTAAATCTTTCCAAGCTTTTATATCTTGCCAGGTTAAAGCGTTTGGCCCTGACATTCCGGCTGATCGTCCATTACTAATTTGCCAAAACCATATCCAAATATGTTCAATATAAAAAGGAATTTCTGATATATTTTCAAGTTGTTCTAATGCAGATTCATATGATTTAGAATCTTCTGGGGATGAATTTATAACCTGCATTAGATGTTCTCGTTTTGAAACTCCTTGCTCATCTTTCATATCCATTTCAAGGATATGTTTAATGGCATCTCTTATGTCGTCTCGAACTCCCCCAAAAAATTACCTCGATCTCCAACAAATTCATCTACCTGATCAAAAATCCAACGAAAGGTTTTATATAACCAACGTTTATTTTCCATAGTACATTCAAGGACTTCACCATTATAAGTGACATTTTCCCATTCTACAGTACAAACACAAATCAGATCAATTTTATTATTATCAAGAGTTTCGGTTTTCAAAGTTTTCATACCCCGAAAACCTTTTTTTAAATTCTTATCTTGAATTTTTCGGGTTTGATTTTGGTAGGCTTTAGAGTCTATCCCAAGAACTTTAATGCGAATATCGGTAAGTTCCCCAGTTTTGGGGTTTTCAATGTCACACCAAACACCCTCTTCAGATGCTTTATTGGTATCAAGTGTTGCTAAATCTGTCATAATTGCGCTCCTTGCGTCTTAGGTTATGTTTGTGGCCCCTGTGTTTCAAGGGGCCGGTTTATTTATTATGATGCTTTTGTTATAATAAGAGAATATCCATCTCCAGAATCATAAAGGGCCTGGAAAGGCATATTCATTACAATTGGGCCTTCATCATTTACAGGCACATCTCCACCAGAATATTTAATTCTTGGCATAGTAAAAGTATAAGATCTTGTTCCATCAGTAAGCTGAAAAGACAGCGAAGATTCTGTTTCATCAATGAATTTATCAAGCAATGTAGAATTTGCAAAATAAGCCGAAACTGTTCCTGTAATATTTGCTCTGCCATCTACAAGCCCGATTGTTTTATCTGAACCGATTACAGGCAAAGTTGAAAGCCCATTCGATAGAGAAAAATCAATGCTTGTGATCAAAGCATTAACTGTTCCCCCCTCTGTCAAAGTTCCAGAAAAAGAATCAAACGGGGAATAAGATGATACTGCACTGGCTGCGGGTAATACTGCTGTTTCACTGGTAGTCATTTCTTCGCCCATAACATTAAAGGTAGAAGTAATAATACCATTAGGAGTTACACTTATATTCCAAGTATTTACTACACATCCAGGAAAAACATGATATTGTCCAATATCTGAAAAATATTTTTGTAAAGTAAAAGATTTTTTTGTTGTTCCTGTTATAATTGTTTCTGCTGATGTCCAATCATTATACATTGCACTTTCAATTATATCATCAAAAGAATCATAAGAAAGTTCTACAGGAATATCACCAGATATGGATTGCATTCCATGTCTTAGATCTGAAATTTGTCGATCTGATCTAAGCTCGTTAGATTGAAAAGAATCTTTAGAAAGATTAACCCCTACCCCTGTTACTCTTAATTCATAGGCAACACCGTCAGTTGGGATAGATCCCCAAGTATCTTCCATTGCATAAGTTACGCCTACTCTACTTCCTCTTGCTACATCAGTCATTATAATATCTCCTTAAATTAATATATAAGTTTCATATCTTACATGGATTGGTATTGAATACCTTCCGTTTGAATCAAAGTACCCGCTCAAAGCGTAACTTTTTAAAATATGTATAGTTATTTCATTTTCATCTGTATCTGCATCAGATGTTAATCTTAAATTTCTGGGAAAATGATCTAAAATATCATCTACCAGATTTGAATATTGCCCCCATCCATTTTCTCTAATCGCCTTTACTTGTATTTCAAAAGTACCAAACTCAACTTTAAATCCATTTTCTCCTATATTTGGAAATCTTGTCTGGGCCGGAACCAAAGCACTTGTAATGAAAATTTCATCTTCATCTGGATTTAAATCAAGATTTTCTCTGTTCCATGTTGGCAATCCAGATAAAGTCGAAAGACGCATATTTAAAGTTTGTTGTATATCATGAAAATTAGCCATTAATTGTTGCTGCCTTATTTACAGTTTCTTGCCAATTAAGAATAGCATTTTCTCTCATTCGAGAAGGACCAGTTTTTATCCAGCCTTCATGTTCTGCATTTTTCACATAAGATACATTATTTGTAAAATAATAAGTATCATGTTTATTTAATGCTTGTGTAATAGAACGAGTTCTTGATGCAACATCAGTAAAAGCGGCTAATTTATTTGCAGATGCAATGCTTTCTTTTTTTCTAAATCCTTTTGATCCAACAACCCAAGCAGATAAACCTCCTTCATAATTATAGTTTCTTACAGTATTAATAGAAGGTGACCAACTACCTAAAAGTTTTCCAGTTGATACAGGAGTATTTTCTGCAATATCCATAGAAATCTTTTCACATGATTTTCTATAAACATCAGTAATTCTTTTATTAGTTTTATTAACAAAATTATCTATGTCGTTTTTAAAAGACATTTATACTTGTACCTTTATAAAAGTTTTTAAAAGAGGCACAGCTAACTTGACTTGTTTTTCTTCATCATTATCAGATATGAAATCTTTTAAAATATCTGGGCTATAAACATTTGTTCTTGGCATATCATCATGTTTTATAAGATAAATAATTTCACCAGACCCAAAAGATATTCCTGCCATTATAGAAGAAGCAAGTTGGGCCTGTAATGAAACATCTACTTTAATGGCTTTAATTTCATACTCAGAGTAAACAGATTCTTTCATACCTGTTGAATCATCATAAGAATCAGATACAAATAATTTATATGTGATAGTAGTTTCTAACCCGCTTCCAAGTAACTTATTCATAAAAGCATTGGCTTTATTTTGTAT